TTAAATTTTGTACCACCCTTTTCATAAAATTCTTCACTTGTTTCAAATACACCTATATCTTTTGTTTGTTTGTTTACTACTATAAATTTAAAATCAGTTGCTTTAAATAGTTTCATGTACAAATAACACTGCATGTCATAATTGTATTTATCTGCTGTATACCCAAAATCTTTCAGGTTGCTAGAAGTAGTTTTTAAATCTATAATTGTTTTCCCTTTTATAATATCTGCTTTACCCCTGAAAGGCAACCCATCTATCATTTCTATTGCAGGTACTTCAAATTCTGCATTCTTTAAATAACCCTTTACTACTTCATTTTGTAAAACTGCATCTGTTATATATTCTACATCTGCTACTTCTTTTTTAAGTAGTATATGGTGGTGTTTTTCTTTTGCCTCTTTGTATGCTTTTGTGTTTCTACTTGTAACATCTAACACCTTTACATTATCCATTTTTTCAGGTTCTAGTATCATCCAGTGAAAAACTTTACCTATCATTAGTGCTGTAGTTTCTTCTCCTGCAAAATTCAAACTTTGCCTGTAGGTTTTTGCACTTTTTAAAAGTTTAGTTAATGCACTACTGCTTAAAGCATATTTACCTAAATGTTCATAGTAAAAAGTATCACTAACCATTTCAGCTAGTATTTCTTCTTTACCCCAAGTTTCATTGTTTAGTAACTTAATCATAATTGTTTTTCACTAAGGTACTACTTTATTAACAATTTACAAACTATATGTTTTTTAAATCTTCTAAAACTTCTTCTAGTTTGTTTATCATCTTTTTTATTTGTGCTTGTAGTTTTATGTATTGTACTTTTTCTTCTGAAGTTGTGTTTTGTACATATACTAACCCAGTCATTTCATCTACTACTTTTTTCATAACTTATAAAAATATATTATTAAATATTCTAACATTCTTAATATTACATAACCAGTAACAAACTGCTGCCAGTCTATCATTCTGCCATTTCATTTATCATACCTTCTGCTTTTAGAATCTTTAACCTATACTGACTTAAAGCAGTTCTTAAATTACCTTCTTCTACTTTCTTTTTTGCAATTAGTAAACCTAGTTCTGTAAGTGAATCTTTAAGTGCATTTAATTCTTTATGTTCAGGTTTAGCTTTTGACCATACTTTAATAATATCATACATGGTCAGTAATGCAGTATCTATTCTTAGATCATCTAAGTTGTTTAGTTTTTTATTTATAATTTCATCCATAACATACTCTTTTTTTTTCTAAATGTTCTATATCTGTATATTTTACTCTTACTATTTTATCTTTTAAAGTTTTTCTAGTGTACAATTTAAAAAATTCTGTACCATTTTTTGCAATCTCTTTTACATCTTTTACAATCTGTAATAAATCTATAGTTTTAAAAAAACAAAAACATCCCAAATCTGTCATATCAAAAGCTATATAATCTGCTTTTCCATAAAGCCACCCTTTTTTTCCTGTAACATTTACAAGTTCAAGCCATATTTTGTTTTTATCTTTATTGCCTTTTACATCTACACTATAATCATTTACAAAATAATCAATGTGGTCATTCATATCTTCACTTGGACTTGATCTAACTAGAGTATTACCCCTTTCAATCATTATTTTCTCAAACTTTTTTTCTGTTTCTATGCCTATTAGCATATTCCTATACCTCATCATCTTGGTACTCTTTATAAATTCTTTTTAGTTTGTTCCAAACATTATGAACAAAACAAGAACTGCAAGAAGTAGTACTAACTTTTTCTTTAAATACTCTATTGTATATTGTTAGTATCTGTACTTGTTCTTCAGGTGTAATTGTTGAATTGTCAATTTTTTCTGTTATGTAATTATATTCATCTTCTGTAAAACATAAAGGTTGATTATAAGGAAAAAGGTAATTTAGTTTTTGCTTTCTTTCTTCACACCCACAATCTTCCCCTGCAATCCATTTAGTAAGTTTTTTTATACCTGTAGCTGTAGTTATTTTTTCAACTGTATCACCTACACCCTTGCTTTTTTTGTCATACTTTTTTTTAAAGTTTTTGTAATTTTTCTTTGCCATATCTATTTAATTTTATCATAATCATTATTCTTGTAATCTTCCCAATCTTCAGATAGTTTTTGTTTTAGGTCTTTTTTTAAATGTTTTAAACTATTAAATATACTTACCCAACTTATTTTAGTTTCTGCTGCAAGTTTTCTTATACTCATATCTGTTTGACTGTATAGCTTCCATAGTTTTTTATCATACCAATGCCAATCATCTGTAATGTTATCTACTAAACTACAAATTTTGTGGTATGCTTCATTCTCCTCTATATTATCTTCATAAGGTAGTTGTATATTGTATTCACCATTATCTATACTATATTTTTTTATTTTTTTCTTTTTATTGTAATACTGGTAAAAGAGTGATCTAAGTGTAAAGTACATATAACCCCTACTTACTTTACCATTTTTTATTACTTTATTTTCACTTGCATATCTCATAAGTGCTAAATAAGAAAGCTGTACTATATCTTCTGCATAATTATATTCACCAAAGCTATTAACTATTTTAACCCAGTCATTATGATACTTTGCTACTTTTTCAATCCATTTGTACTTTTCCATTCTACTGTAATACTAACTATAAATAAACAAAACTGTAAAGTGTATTCAGTTTCTTTTTCTAATTGTTGGTAAGAATATAAACAGCCAAACATTAAACCAATAACTGGTGCAATACTTACTTCACCTTCTACTAGGTTACTCCAGTACATGGCTGCTGTAGTTAATATTAAAAGTGCTATAATTACATTTATCAAAACATTACCTGTTTTATATTCTTTTTGTTATGTAGTATATCTTGGGTTGCAAATTCAAAACCTACATTATTTATTTTCATTCTAATTTTTACTGGTTGTTCATAAGGTGTACACCTACCACCAGTTTCTGTTTCTTTAACTTTTAAAACATGCAGGTGTGTATACATCCATTCACTAGGATGCCCTGTATATCTATGTATACAGTAGCAATCATTAAATCTATTGCCAAACTTACCCCCACCCTCTATACTTGCCATACCTAAAGGTACAGGTAAATTTTCATAATCATGACCCTTTGGGTGTGTTCTTCTTAATGCTTCACTATTCCCATGACAATTTAAAAATAAACTTATATCTCTTTTTTTTGCAAATAATCTAAGTTCTGTTAGCACTTTGTAATCATATTCATGACCACCTAAACTTTTTATATCTTGGGGTTCTTTGGCTAAACTATTGTATGGGTCAATTAAACATAAATTATAATCCCATGCATCTTTAATTGCATTTGCTTCAGCAAGTAAATCTTTATAGGTATACAATTCATCTACATCTATAATTTTAAAATAGTCATCACACCACCCAAGTGCATTTTGTATTTCTACTTCACTTGCCATACTTATAGGTTTACCCATTTTAAATTCTATAACTTTTCTTACTATAGAATCTACTGTATTTTCAGAACTCCAAATAAGTGTTTTAGTTTTATGTAGTACAGCCCACACAGTTAGTAAATAAATTGCTACACTTGTTTTACCTACATTAGCATGACCAATCAAAAGTGTAGTATTACCACCTAGTTTTAATCTTATGTACTCATCTATTTCAGGTATACCTAATTTTAAACCCTCTTTTACTCTACCAAACTTTATATCTAGTAGTTTGTTTTTTATTTCAGTTGCTCTTATTATCATAAAAAAAGGGGGTAAAAACCCCCTGTAATTAAAATGGTAAATCTACTCCTTCTATTACCCTATCAGGGTTTTGATGCTCATTAAGTACTTCATTATCATGTGTAATATTTATACCTTTTAAATTGTAGTTATAAAAAGTTTTTCCTTTCCATTCATTTGGTTTGCTGTTTATAACAAATTGTACCTGTACTTCATCACCAATTTTTACTTCTTCTAGTTTAGTAGCCCTATCTTTCCAAAAGGTAAATAAGTAAATATCTTTGTATGTTTTTGTTTCACCATTAACATTAACTTTTTGTTCTTTCTCTATTAAGATATTCCTTTTTTTCCCATATCCTTCCAATTCTTCCAAAGGTTGAACTTGTTTTACTATTCCTTCTATTCTGTGCATATTTATATTTTTGATAATTCTGTTTCAATTTCTTTACTTACTTTAAACTGGTTTCTAATTTGTTTTACACTACCACCTTGTTTTCTATATTCTATCATAGCACTATATTCAGGTGTACCTCTGTTTAACCACTTCTTTTGTTCATCAGGTACTTTAGGTAAGTCATCTACTATATTAGTATTTTTTACACCTTCATTTATTACCCAATCTACAATTCTATCTGCAAACTTAAATACATCATCTAAATTAGCATCACTATGTTTACATCCACTATTACTACATCTAGCAAAAAAATCTGCTGCTGTTTTAATTGAACTTTGTTTTATAATATACATTTGTGTTTTATCCATAATTATTTATTTAAATATTTACAACTAAGTTACAAAAAAATAGTGAATTAAAAAAGGGGTACTTTCATACCCCCAACATTTAAAACAATTATAAATAAGAAAAATAAAGTAATATTTTTGACCCTTGTAGTATAGTGGTCAATCATATTCTGTATATCACTTGGTGCAAACTTACAAACTTCTTTACTTTTTTTTAGTAAATCTTGTGATAATTTTTTACCAAGTTGTAAACTAAATTCATATTGTCTACCCTGTTGGTAAGTATTGCAGTAAACACACTGGGGTTTTACATTTCTTTCATCCCACCTTGTACATAAGTGCCTTCTACTTATAAAATGTCCTGCATGTAGTTGTTTATAATGTTGTTGTTTACCACAAGTAATACACTTGTTATTTCCATTTTGATCTGCATTAAACAATCTTACATATATACTAAATATCCTGTCTAGTTTTTTTATTAATTTACTTTTACTAAGTTTTTTTTTAGGCATATATTCCCACTAGCCCACCAAAGTTAGCTGTTTTTTTTTACAAAGTCAAGTTTGTTACCTACCCTGACCCCTATATAGCTTTCTGTAGTTCTTAGAACCCTTTATTTTTGAAGTTTTAGTCTTGGCATGTACATTTGGTCTTTTAATTTTTTTCCTTGCCTTATAAGTGCTTATTTGCTGTCTAGCCATTTGCTCTGCCTTTTACCTTTTCATAAGTTCTACCCCCAAAATAACCTGCAAAAACTACCCATAGTAACTCTTTTACTATTTCTAGTTCTTTGATCTGCATATACCAACCTATTACAAAAGCTATTGTTAAAAATGCTAAAGTTAAGGGTCTAACATTTTGTGCTAACCAACTACCACTTTGTGAATCTGCCACCCATCTTTTTGTAATACCATCAAATTCATGTATTTCTTGTTCAAGTTTTTTAAGTGCTAGTTCTTTATCTTCTGTAGTCATTGCACTTTCTCCTATAAGTGCTTTTACAATTCCACTTGCAGGTGTGCCTTCTGCTAATGTGCCCACTATGTTTGGTATTTTTTCTAGTAAGAACTTACCAACTCCAGTTTCTCTAAATTTTTTCTTTGGCATAGTGTGTTACCTACTAATGCTGTTCTAGCTGTATAGCCAAATGGCATTTGGTTTATCATTATCCATGTCCACATGCAGAAATGTGTTGGCAATTCCAACCCTTCTAAATCCAACTGTAACAAGTGCTGCAATAATTTTTGATCTTGTACTAGAATCTGTGCATCCAATATCTGCTGCAAGTCCATACATATGACTGCTTCCCTTACTAGAATCTGTTTTGGGTTTTCCACCCACTTTTTTATTATGGCTTTCTGTTCTATATCCACTATTGATTTTAAAGGGTATACCTGCTTCTGTTCTTGCCCTGTCAAGTAACTGCATAAAATTAGCATCCATATTTTTACCTGAACCTTTAAAGTCAGGGCTATCAAATTCTTCAAGTTTAAAGTTTTTTAGGGTCATTTTTTCTTAAATCATCAATCCATACTGTACTCATTAAAGATAACTTTTCTATACTGTCTTTTTGCATTTCTATTACTAAATTTTCTAAACTATCTTTTTGGCTTACTAGCATATCTACTTTCATTTCTAGAGAACTTATTTTTTTCTTTGCACTTTCTAGTTCATCAGGGTTTCTACCTGTAATTGTAGAAATGATCATAGCCACACTTGCAGCTATCATACCTATAAGTGTGTTTACAATACTAGAATTTTCTTCAGGTATTGTGTATTCAGTTAAATATACAAGTATTCCTACTATTAAAAAGAATACAAGTAATGCACCTGAAAAGTGTAATAAAAATCTAAAAGTGCCATTTGTAGGTAACATTATTTTGTTTTTTGGTATATCTGTATTATTACTAAAACTATTGTTAATATAAGAACTGCTGTTTGTAAATAAGCATTTATTTGTGGCATTGAACTAAATACTAATGCAAATGCTGAAAAACCATATGTTCTTAAATCTGTAATCATTATGTTGGTATATCTTCACATTCTGTCCATTCTCCAGTTTCTTCATCCCATGTACAAATTTTATTAGAAGGCATTGGTATGGGTGCTTCATATACACCTTTATCTTCATTTAAAATCCAAGAATTATATAATTTTGGTGGTGTAAATCCTTGAATATCTTCATTCCAGTCATACCAATACCCTGCATAGTTTTTTCTAAAAGGTGTACCACCTAGTTTGTGTTCACCCATCCATGTATTTATACTTGTTTGCTTCCAGTTACTATGACCATATATAGATTTTAAAAATTGTTTTCCTTTATATTCACTTTCTGTACCATCTGCTTTTAACAGTACATCATTATGTATTTTTATTACATTAATGACTTTGTTGTTTTCATCTAATTCTGCAAAATGTGCCATAATTAACCTGTATAAGTTCCTGAACCTGTATATTTTAAAATGGTAAAACCACTTACACTTGAAGTATCTACACTAGGACTACCTGAAGTTGTACCTGAATAACTAGCATTAGGTATTCTTAAAACAATGACACCACTACCACCACCTTCTCCACCTGAATTTACACCTGCTGTTTCTGCATTACCTCTACCACCATTTCCTGTATTTGCTGTTTGTGAACCACCACCATTTGAATTTCCACTTATGCCATTTGTAGCTGAACCACCTGCACCATAAGTTACAGCACTACCAGTTATTGAAATTGAAGTGCCATTACCACCTGCTTTTGAACTACCTCCATAGGAGTTACTTACACATCCTGAATTATCTGTACCTGCTGAAGAGGTTCCACCACCTCCACCTCCTCCACCACCACCACCATTGTGCTGCTGTACACCTTGTCCACCATCAAAACCCTGACCACTTGTACCATTACCATGATTCTGTGTTACTGTTTCTCCTGCTCCATTTGTGCTACAGACATGATAACCTGCACCACCTGCTCCACATCCACCATTCCAAAGCCCACCTGAAGCTGTTATAGAAGCAAATGTAGTAACAGTAGATGCACCTGCTCCACCACCTAGTGCAGTTGCTGTAGTAATGTCAGAACCACTTATAAAAGAATCAGAACCTTTACCTCCTATTGTTGCAGACCCTGCTGCTGCACCACTACCACCTGCACCTATACTTATAGTGTATTGTGTACCAGTAGTTAATGTTAAATCAGAAATAGCAGCTGCTCCACCACCTGATGAACCAAATGAACTTTTTAAGCCACCTGCTCCTGCTCCTGCACCTCTTCTAGCACCACCACCACCACCACCAGCTTGTATTAAAAAATCAATATCATAAGTTGAGGTTGCAGCTTGTAAGCTATTGTGTAAAAATCTTCTTCCTAATGTCATAATTATGGTGTTTGATCACTAGCATAATGGGCAACTGAATAAGCAAATACTGCATCTGCACCATCTGCTAAACATTCTACCTGTAAGATACTTGTAGCTGAACCATCATAGTCCACTCCACCTACTTTTAAAAATGATTCACTATTACCTGCATCACTATCTAGTGTTATTGCATGAGAACCTGAGATATTATATATTGTTAATACTTGACCTGCTTTAAAACCTGTAAAGTCAAATTCTATAGCACCATCTATTGCAGCATTCATTACATATACTGCTGCTGCTGACCAATCTACTGAAGTTGCACCCTGTGTATTTGTAATTGTGCCTACTGCTGTGTATCTGTTTTCTAGCATAACATGCTCTACAGAATCATTTGCAATAGTCAAAGCACCACCTGCTGCTACTGTTGCATCACCTGAAACATCATTAAATACAGCATCTCTTACTACAGAGAAGTCAGCCCTTTTTAGTGTGCCACCATCACTTACCATTAGTTCATCTGCATCTGCTACATCACCTGTCATTTCTGTTTGTCCACTTATAGAATTGTCATTTAACATTGAACCCTCTACTGCATCTGCTTGTATTGTTACTGCACCTGTGTTACTTATAGCTACATCACCACTAACAGCAACATTACCAAAATCTGTACCATCACCTACCATTATGTGAGCATCTGTGGCTGCTAAAGAATCATCTAAAATATTAATCTTTGCAGGTGTCACCTGATCATCACCAATATGTGCTGTATCTATTGAACCATCTGCATAATGTTCAGAATCTATAGAATCATCTGCAATTTTATCACCATTTACAGCATCCCCATTTATCATTCCTGCTTCAACTGCATTTGTTTGTATGGTAGTTGCACCTGTATTTGAGATGGCTATATCTCCACTTACTGCAACATTTGCAAAATCAGTACCATCTGCTACAAGTATGTGTGCATCTGTAGCAGCTGTGTCATCTTGTAGTATATTTATTTTTGCAGGTGTTACATTGTCATCTAATATAGATGCTGTTACTACTGCATTACTTGCTAGTTCATCTGCACCTACTGCATCATCTGCTAACATAGAATTTTCTACTGCTCCTGCTTGAATTGTGGCAGCACCACTATTTGTTATTGCTATGTCACCTGAAACTGAAACAGAAGCTATATCTGTACCATCACCTATTAATATTTTACCATCTCCTTTTGCATCTAAATCTGTAGGTGCATTTGAAGCACCACCAACTTTTACTGAACCCCTTGTAATGTTTGCTAACTTATTGTTATCAATAGAATCATTTGCAACTGTTACTGCACCTGCACTCATGGTTGCATCACCACTTATAGAAAGTGTAGTACCATTTCCTAATAGTGCATAGAGTTCATCATGGTTTAAATTTAGCTTGTTAAATGCACTTCTTATTGGGTCACCTGTATTGTCATCAGGTGCTGAACCAATATTTACACTACTTTTTCCCATATTATTTTTTTTATATTTTTTATATTACTGTTTGATCTGCTTTTACTGTTGTACTATCTGCAAAACTACTTCTATCTGCTGAAAACACAAGTGAATCTATAACACCTGCTGTTGGAGTTGTAAAACAACTAGGTGCTGAAAAAGCAGGTATACTTTCTACTATAGTGTGATCTTCTTCACCCCATTCTGTAAAACAATATATTTTACCCCAGTTTATTGTGTTTGCCATATTTATACAATAAATTTTGTTGATTTTTGTTATATACTTTTTTGTTTAAGTATTCTGTAAGTTTCTTTATGTTATTCTCTTTGGCTTTATACTTCATAATACCCAACCTTCAAAACTTGCATCTTTATCAGGGTGTACATCTTCATTTGTAGAAGTGTAGTATTCAGGGAATTTACTAGGTGCATTAAAACTTAAATAATCTATTAACCTGTTTGTGTAATATTGTGCTGTATTTCTTTCTTTTTCTAGTAAATAATCTATTTCTTCTTTACTGGCATTTTCTGCATTTTCACTATTATGTTTAAATACACCTTTGTTTGCTATAGTATAAGCACTAAATGGTAACATTTCTACCATTGTCCAATGTATAAGGCAAGGTTTTACATAATCATTTACTAATGTTTGGTAATCACCAGTAAGTGTACCTGCTACAATTTTTGTTTGTATACTTTCTAGTAAATCTGTGCCTAAATAGTTTTCTATGTGCTTGTCCTGACTTATTTTTACATATTGTATGAACCTGTCAGTATCCAAATTTCCTGATACTGCTGTAAATTTTACTACATCTTTCCTTGTTATTAATAGTGCTTCTGCCATTATCCTTTATAGTTTGGGTGGTGTCCTTTGTCACCTCTAGTTATATTTGCTTGTGCTACTTCTTTGGGGTTTTTAGGTAGTTTAAAACCTTGTTTTACAGCTTGGTTTACATTTACAAATTTTGTATTAGCAAGTGCATTACCTTTATAGGGTGTGCCATCCTTTTTTAATTTCTTTTTGTAAATTCTTCTTTCCCAAATGTGGTGACAATTTACCCCACCTTGCCATTTAAACAATGAATAATTTTGACCATTATGACCATGCTGCTTATTTACACCCCTAAAACTCATTTTTGCAATATCTTCTTTTCTATATAGTTTACCAGTGCTTAACATTCTTCTACAGAAAGGTCTAGTTTCACCCTTTGCTTGTTTTTTTGTGCCTTTTACATACTTGTATCTTACCTTAAACAAATCATTATCTTGTGTAGAATCTTGTTTTGCTGACAATTTTAAACCATTTAAATAATTTTCTACATCAAAATCATCAGGTTCATCTTCTGTAGTATCTGTATCTAATAGTTCATAGTTTTCTAAATCTTCTATTTCTCCTAATTGATCTATTAATGTAAATAATTCATCACCATCATCATCACTTAAAAAAGGTCTTTCATCTTTTGCAAGTTCTTCTTCTTGCATCTTTTCACACCTATGTGTTTTGTAGTTTTTTTTGTAACCTTTTGGGCATTTGTATTTTTTTAAATCTTCTTTATTATGGTATTCACAAGGCATGTACCATTCTTTGTCCATATACTGGTGTACATGAATGCCATCACACCCAATATTCTTAGCCATTTCTTCAGCTTTTTCAGGTGTGCTATATGCTAACCTATCATCTATGATAGCAAAATCTTTATCTACTACTTGACTGGCTAACTTTACACCAGTTTCTTCTTCTTTAGCTTCTTTTGTTATTGCATTATCTGTGTCAATAAAATCTAATGGCTGTAAGGTTCTAAAGTAAAGTTTTAAACTTATATCATTAACTGCTAAAATATTCATGATACACTCTATTATTTGATCTTGGTAAGGTTTTATAGTTATGTTGTTAAACAATAAACTAGCAGTTTTAATTTCATCTGCATTATTACCTAAACCACTATTGCCATCTCTTACACCTAATAGTAAAGGACTTGTTACCCTATGACCCATAATTATTTTTCTAATACATTCATTAGCTAAATACTCATAATGGGCAGGTGCATCATCTAGTGGTATATCATCTACAGTAGTTTTACTTTCTGCATTGTTGTTAAATGCTACAATTACCTTTTCACCCCTGCTACCTGTAAGTTTATTCATTACCTCACTCTTAATTTGTAGCTGTTTTTCCCTATCAGGTACACCATTGTTAAAGTTTACTACTTTAGTACCACTAAAATTACATTGTACATCATTTATAAGAAAGTCAGAAATTTCACTTTCTAACTCACAGTAAGCCAAAGCACCCTGATAATCTACAGGACATATATAGTCATAACCTGATACATATTTTTTTACCACTTTTATTTCAGGTTCTTTACCATTACCATGACCAAAATTTGCAATTCTTTTTAATTTGGTATTTTGTTTTACTTTTTCCCAGTCAGGTGCATAATAGTATGCTTCTATGTCACCTTCCTCATTCATCTTTTCAGGTCTTAGTGTTTGTCTTGGAAAATGCTCTGCTTTATACACTTTGCCATTTTGGTATAAAACTTGAAAACATGCTTCACCAAGTAGTTTAAGATCAAGTGCTATTTTTTTTAAACAATCATTACTAAAAATACTTCTTAGTGCTGCATATTCATCTGTTTTTGTACTACTATCTAGTGCATCTAAACCTTTGCCATAAATCATATTACTAATACCATTTATTATTGCATTGTTTGTTGTAGAACTTGTAAAAAGGTCTATAAGGTATTGGTAGTAATTGTTATCATCACCATAAGCTACCCATTCTTTTCTTTTATCTTCTACTACTTTGGGTTTATTGTAGGTTGATAAGTTTACTATGTGTATGTTATCCATGTTTATATAAATACAAATTCATTAGTTGTTGAGTTGGTAGTGTACTGATTTTGGTTTACTGTAAAATCTGCTACTGTTTGATTTGTGCAAAATATTTTATCTCTAAAAATTAGTGTACTACCTTCTGTAATCTCTAAAGTATAAAAAGTATCTTCTACCAAAGTAAAAGTATTACTGTACTGGTAATAGTAATCTACTGCAGAAAAGCTAGTAGTTGTTGCACTAAACACTTCTTTGTTTGTGCTTTCATTGTTTACCTTAATTGTATAGGTGTTTCCTGAAGTGTATGATCTAGGAATAAAACTAAATGTTTGGCTACTACCTGAACTTTGTAAAACTATCATATATATACAATAAAAGTACTTCTATTTTGTTAAATAAAAAAAGGGTAACATTTCTGCTACCCCATTTTGTACTGTTGAGGGGAATTTAGCATATTAAAAATAGCACCCCACCTACTATTAGGATTTTTTGCTCTTGCCTTGTAGCGCTGGTACTGACTCACCCATACTAAGGGTGGTTGTGGTTGTTCCTACTCACATTCCAATCTTTGGTATCTATTATATATTTCTATATAACTTTACTACAAAGCTAAAACAAATTTTACCTTGCTTTTGTAAATATACAACACTTTTCATTATAAACAAATTATTCACCAAAAAAAAGTGTTAAAAGTTTGTTATAAAAAAAAAGGGCAGCTATTGCCACCCTTCTCAAAACAAAAAATCAAATCCTAAAAATCAGTTCCATCAGTTACTGTTACTGTTGCTGCTGCACACCCTGCAAATGGGTTAGCTGCTGTTGGACCTTCTAAAAAGTTAGCAGGTCTTTTTTCTTGTGATGAAAATGTAAGTGTATAACCACTTAAATCACCAAAAGCACTACCTGTTACTATAGTACCACCTGAACAATCTGCACCATGAT